AATAATAATCTTATTGTAAAAACTAAAATGTGCGATTTAGACTTTATTAATACAATTTCTTCTACATTTAGTAGTGAAATTAATAAATTTATACAATCTTTTACACTTACTATTAAACAACAATTTGAAAATATTGATAAAAAAATGAAAGAACAAGAAGAAGAATTAAATAAATTACGATATGAATTAAAAAATAAAAAATTTGATGAAACTAATTTTACTAGTGTTTCAGTTATTAAAAACCAAGATAAACAAATTTATGAACTTAATAATACTATTAAAACTTTAGAAAACCGCATTAAATATTTAGAATTGAAAAATAATGTAGCCACACCTATTGAAAAAATAGAACCTACCTATGAACATTTAGAATCTAATAATACTATTGAACCTGAAACTGAACCTGAAATTAAACAAGAAATTATTACTAAACCTATTAAAAAAGTTTCTAAACGAGTTTCTAAAAAGAAAGAAGAAAAAGAAAGTAATGATAGTAGTGAAAGTAATGAAGTTAATAATACTATTGAAGTTAAAGAAGAAGTTAAAGAAACTAAACCTGAAAAATCAAAGAAAAAAATTGTTATGAAAAAAGGGTGTAAAACAAATACTAAAACTGATGCTGAAATAGAAGCCGAAGCAGAAGCAGAAGCAGAAGCAGAAGCAGAAGCACAAGCCGAAGAACAACGACTTAAGGAAGAAGCCGAAGCCGAAGCAGAAGCCGAAGCAGAAGCACAACGACTTAAGGAAGAAGCCGAAGCACAAGCACAAGCCGAAGAACAACGACTTAAGGAAGAAGCAGAAGCCGAAGAACAACGACTTAAGGAAGAAGCCGAAGCACAAGCCGAAGAACAACGACTTAAGGAAGAAGCCGAAGCAGAAGCACAAGCCGAAGAACAACGACTTAAGGAAGAAGCCGAAGCAGAAGCACAAGCCGAAGAACACCGACTTAAGGAAAAGGAAAAGGAAAAGGAAAAGGAAAAAAAATCTAAAAAATCTAAAAAGACACCAAAAGAAGAAGTTAAAGAAGAAAAGAAAGAAATTAAAGTTGTATTTCCTGATAGTATTCCTAATTTAATGGATGTTAATATACTAGAAGTAAAGGATATAGAATATTATATTGATGATTCAAATAATAATATCTTTTTAATTAAAGATGATGAAGAAATTGGAACTTTTGTTGGAGTATATGATAAAGATAATAACAAAATTATTAAAATGGAAGATTAAATACTAAAATTGAAAATTAAGTATTATAAATAAGTATTGAAACTATAAAAACTATATAAAATAATCTAAAAAACTGATATAATTTAATTTAATTTAAATTTATTTTTTTAATCCGTTGCTATTTCTAATTGAGTTAAAAATAACTAATAGAAATAATATAATAACAACAGATATAAATCCTAATGCGGTATTTTCAATATGCTTATTATCATTTTTTATTTTTTTTAAAAATAATTGTTCATTAGAATGAAGTTTAGTGTCATTTTCATTTGTAAAACCTTCTGTTTTATAAAGTTTTTCTCTTTTATGAAAACGTTTATGAACATTATTTATTTTAGAAAAATATTTTCTAGAATTATTATGATGATTATCATTATGATGATTATCATTATGATGATTATCATTATGATGATTATCATTATTATTAATATCTGATATATCATTTACATATTGTTTAATATGGTAAGGTGGAACAGGTATTGAATTATTATTAATAGTATTATTATTTTGTTTAACTGGTGTTGTAGTAATAGTAGCATCATTACTTACAAAACTTGTAAAATAAGAACCTATTGTATCAAAAAAACCTTTAGGTTGTGCTCTCATAGTAGGGTCAGTTGATGCTATTGTTGGCATTTCAGTATTTTCAGGAGGTGTTAAATCTTGAATTAATTGATGTAATTCGTGCTTATTTACTTTTTTAGAAGATAAAATAGTTTTTAAATCAGTTAATGAAACAGGTTGTTGATTACCATTCATAGGCATTTCAGTTAAAGTTCCACTTGATTTATCATAATAATATAAAATATTATCATTTTTACCTAACATAAAATCAGGCATTTCATCAATATATTCAGCATGAATTGTGGTATTAAGTTTACCATCATCAATTTGATTTTCAGATTGTTCTAATTGTTCTTCAGCAAGTTTAGCATATTCCATACTATTATAATGAATATAACCTTTAGCATCTTCATATTCTTTTAATTCATCTAAATATTTTTTATTTAATGTATTGTAATCATCAGCACCAATTTCCATACTAATAGGAGTATTAATAGAAGGGTCAAATGAAATAAATTTTTCTAATAATTGTTTATCCATATTAATACATTCAGCGAGTTTTTGATATATATCTAATTTATTTTTACCATTTACACGTTCTTTTAAATCTTTAGGTAATTTAGTCATAATTTGTCCCATAACTCTATACATTGTATCTAAATCATTTTTATCTTTATTTTCTGCAATAAGTTTAGTAATAAGTGTTTTACTATCTACTGTAAAATCATTTAACGTAATTGTAGTTAATGCCATCATAAATAAAATTTCAATTTCAGTCATTTTCATAGCAACTAGTCTTAAATGCTTACTTATGATTTCACGGTATAATTTATCTTGATTTATAGATTTAGTTTCAGACACATTTTTAGATAACCAATTTAAATAATGTAATGCTTGTTGTCTATCAGGTCTTTGTGTAAAAAATAGTGTAATTGGTAATTTATTAACTACACCTTGAATTTGTGTTGAACTTGTATTATTCATTTTATAAATTTAATATATAAATTATAATTCTATTATTATTTTAGATATTATTTTATTGTTTTATTATTATATATATTTATAATTATTATATATATTTATTATTATTTATTACAAAAATAATTTGTATTTTATTATTTAAAAATAATTAGTAAAATAAAAAATACAAAAAATACAAAAATACAAATTAGATAATTATAAAAATAATTTAGTTGTAATTATTTCTACACAAAGGACATTTAGTATTTGTTTTAAACCATTTATCACAACATTCTATACAGAATAAATGAGAACATTTTAATTTATAAAAAAGTGTTTTTTCAGGAAAAGAACATAAACAAATTGGACAATCTGTTATAGTATTACATTCTTGTTTTTGACTATTATTATTTAACTGTTCTTGATTTAAACCAGAATTTATAGTTATTGTTGATAAATATGTTGATAAATTATTAATAGATGTGGTTGTAGGTTCTATATTATTTATATTAGTTGAATTATTTGTATTATTTGTAATAGTATTTATATACCCCATATAATTTGCGTAATCATTTATACCATTATAATTATAATTACTATTTATTATACTTGATGTATCATCTTCATCCATTTCTGTATACATACTATTTACATCATAATCATTATTTTCATCATAATCATTATTTACATCATAATCATTATTTACATCATAATCATTATTTACATTATTTTCATTATAATCATTATTTTCATTATAATCATTATTTTCATTATAATTATTATTTTCATTAGTTTCATCATTATTTTCTATTGTATGATGACAAATTTCACTATGTGATAAATAATCATAATATCTAAATACATTATTACATTTAGGACACATTGTTAAATTGGCAATAATATCCATTTTTAATGAATTTAATTTAATTATATATTTATTAATATATTTATTAATATATTAAAAAGTCAAAACATGTTTAAACTTTAAAATTTTAAAATTAAAAATTGAATTTAAAAAATAATTATCTATCATAATATATACTTTTAAAAGTCTTATAATTATTATAATTTTTTAGATAACTATTCTATTTAAACAAACTATTTATCATTTAATACTTAAAAATGAATAATTTTGAATGTGTAAAAGAATTTAACCGTGCGTTTGATATGGTTTCTAAAGAGCCTCAATCATATATTGGATATGATGAGGATGATTATGGTTTTATTAAAATTAATCCTTTTAAAAACCGTCGTCAAAAAATTTTTGAATCCTACTCTTTAATTCGTCTAAGACTTAATTTAATTAATGAAGAAATAGATGAATTAAATGTTGCTATTAAAGAAAACGATTTTATAGAAACACGAGATGCTATTGGTGATATTTGTTATGTTGTTTATGGAATGGCTGATGTATTAGGTATTGATATTAATTCTATTTTTACTACTACATTACAAAGTGAAGTAATTAAATATTATGTTGATACTACTAATACTACTCAAACTATTATTTCTAGTCTATTTATTGATAAAATTATTAATGCTTATCATAACAATAATACAGAACACAATAATACACTTCGTAAAATTACAAATTTTAATTATATTAAAATATTTTTAAATGAAGTGATTAATGAGTATACTAGTAATACTGAAATAAAAGAAATAAAAGAAAGTAGTCATAATGAAACACATGATACAGTATTAAAAACAAAACTTTTAGAGAATTTAACAAAAACATATTTAAAATTAGAAGAAGAATGTCAAAAAGAAATAATTTATTATGGAGATGATAAACAAACAGATAGTCATAATTATACTAAATTTCAAATTGTAGGAAATTTAATTTATGAATTACTTAAACTAACATATTGTTTAGGTAGTCTTTATAATATTGATGTTGATGCTGATTTTGCTATTATTCATCAAAGTAATATGAGTAAATTATGTGATACAGAAGAAGATGCTAAAGCCACCGTAGCAAGTTATGAATTGAAATTTAAAAATGGAAATAGTCCTTATGATAGTCCTTATTATTATGAATTACCTGAATTGAATAAATGGATTGTTAAAAATAAATCAACTGGAAAAGCATTGAAAAATATTAAATACAAAGAAGTCTCATTTGGTGTTTATAATATTTAATGATTAATTTTAGTAATTAATTTTAGTGATTAATTTTAGTAATTAATTTTAGTGATTAATTTTATTTTTTTCTTATTTAATTTATTCTAAAATAAGGATGATTTATACATTCTATAACATTATATCTCGTTTCGGGATTTAAATCTATCATT